AGAAGACATTTATTTCATTTAGGAACTGAGACAACTATAGGTAACGCTAGCACGCAAGATCCTATGTTTATTAGATTTTCTGATCAAGAATCTACATCAGTATATGCACCCACAGCTACAAACACAGCAGGTACTTTTCAATTAGATAAAGGAAATAAAATCGTAGCTGCTGTTCAAGGTAAAGATTATATTTTAATATTAACCGATCAAGCTGCTTATATTGCACAGTTTGTCGGCCCACCTTTTACTTTTAGTATTAGACAAGTAGGAACTAACTGTGGTTGTCTTGGACAGCATGCTCTTGCTTTTGCACAAGGGGCTGTTTATTGGATGGGTACATCAGGCGGTTTCTTTCAATACGATGGTACAGTAAAACAATTACCATGTTTAGTTGAAGATTTTGTATTTACTACAGGAGATGGAAATTTAGGTTTAAACTTTAATTCAAGTGAGATTGTCTACGCAGGACATAATAGTTTATACACAGAAGTAAATTGGTTTTATCCAAAATCAGGATCTAGCCAAATCGATAGAGTTGTTACTTATAATTATGGTGAAGCAAGTTGGTACACAGGATCTTTAGATAGAACGACGTATCAAGACTCTGATGTATTCACTGAGCCTTACGCAACTAATTATGTAGGTAAAGATGAAAGCGGAACAAATGATCCATCTGATACTCCGTTATTTCCAATATCAGGAATTACTAATAAATATGGAGCTACTGTTTATTACGAACATGAAACAGGCACAGATCAAATTAATAGCACCGGCACAAGTGCCATAGCTGCGTTTATTAGATCCTCTGATTTTGATATTGACGATGGAGAGTTTTTAATGTCGATGAGAAGATTTATACCTGACTATAAACAAATCGTAGGTAATTCTTTAATTTCATTATTTATTAGTGACTTCCCGTCACAGACTCAATCAGTGTCTCCGCTAGGACCATTTACTGTTACAAGCACAACAACTAAAATAGACACAAGAGCAAGAGGCAGACTGCTTAGTGTAAAAATAGAAAACGAATCAGTTGGTGAGACATGGCGATACGGATCTCTAAGACTTGATGCACAACCAGATGGAAGGAGATAACTATGCCACTAACACCTAAAGGTAAAAAAATTATGAAGTCTATGAAAAAACAATATGGTAAGAAAAAAGGAGAACAAGTTTTTTACGCTTCAAAAAATAAAGGTAAAATTAAAAGAGTAGATAAGAAGAAAGCATAATGGCTAAAATAACTATTTACATACCTGAACCTGCAGAGGATTATAATCCACAGAATCTAAGACAGATTGTGGAGTCCTTGACAACACTAAAACAACAACTTAATTTTTCTTTTCAACAAGATTTAAAAAACGAACAGGATGCATTTAACTATTTTTTATCATGAGTATATTTTATAAAAATCAAGGTTTCAAACAAGTTGATACAAGCAAGACTACAGTGCTTACTTGTCCCACTGATGGTGCAATTATAATTAAAAGTATATATTGTGCAAACAATGATGCATCATCAGGTATTGTGGTAAATATGAATTTTGTTGACTCATCAGATTCTAGCACTGAATATGAATTTTTTAGAGATGAAGTAGGTGCTAAGACACAAGTAAATGCTTCACCTCAAGGCTTGAACTTAGAAGCAGGTGATGCTATAACTGTGCAAGCAGCTACAGGCAGTAATAAAATACAAGGTCTGATAAGTTATGCTTTAATAAACAGAGAGAATGAAAACGGATAATATAACCAAAATTAAATGCGAAACTGTTTATACTTGGCGCAACAAGAAAACAGGAGAAGTTTTTAAAGAGAAGAAAGAAGGTCCTGATATTGTGCAAGACTGCACTGTGACGGTAGACCCAAAAGGATTAGAAATAATACAGAAAGTAATGCAACAACAGAATGATAAATCAAAAACCTAAAGGTGGTACTGAACTACAATTAGAATACCTATCTAAATACGTTGATAAAGAACTATTAGATAAAATACAGATTACTACATCTGTCCCTGAAAAGATTCCATTACATCCAAATAAACCGAATGTCTTATGGCAAAAGAATTCTTGGGATCAACCAAACATTTTCCCCTGGTTCAATGATCCCAAGAATACCACTAAGTAGAACCTGTATGTGTTTAATTCACATTGGAACTTAGAACAGTTTCGTAAAAAATTTAAGATGCCTTTAGATAGATGCACAGTAATTAAAAATGGTATTGATGAAATACCTATAAGAAAGCCATATCAACAAGGCGAACCCATAAGACTTATACACCATTGCACGCCATGGCGAGGACTATCAGTGTTGCTTGGTGCTATGCAACTTGTAAAGAGTAATGTAATTTTAGATGTGTATTCAAGCTGTGAAGTATATGGAAAAGACTTTGCAGAAAAGAATGACCCACAATATCAAGGTCTATACGATCAAGCCAAACAATTAAAGAATGTGAACTATGTAGGCTATAAATCTAATAGTTATATTAAAGAACATTTAAAAGATTATCAGATGTTTGTTTATCCAAGTATATGGGAAGAGACTTCTTGTATCTCAGCTATTGAGTCAATGGCTGCGGGTCTTTATTGTATACTCACGGACCTTGGAGCTCTCTATGAAACTTGCGCAGAGTATGCGTTGTATATTCCTTATGACAATGATTACAGGGCTTTGTCTCAAAAATTTGCTTATGCTATTGATGCGGTCGTGCCTACTTTATCAGACCCTTCCTTACACGAACATTTAATGTTACAATCAGAATACGCAAGAAAGTATTATGGTTGGTCTAAGCAAGGTCTCAACTGGAAACGAACATTGGAAGGATTAATAAATGGAAAATAACGAACCGATATGGTTTGGTGAAGGTGTCGAAACAATAGACCTAACCACTAAACCAACTATGGTAAACCCTAAATATAAAATCATGGTGTGTACACCAATGCATAGTGGCGCAAGTATTCACTATGTTCAATCTATGCTTAAATTTCAACAAGCCTGCATTATGAAAAATATTGTTGTTAGTTTTACTTTACTTAAATCATCACTTGTCCAACAAGGTAGAAATTTATGTGTAGCTGATTTTATAAGTCATAAAGATAATTATACTCATCTTTTGTTCGTAGACTCCGATGTAGATTTTCAACATAAAACTATATTTACCATGTTAGAAAAAGATAAGGATATTATAGCATGTCCTTACCCTATGAAATTTTTAGATTGGGATAAGATGTTTAGAAAGCTTCAAAAACATGGTGCTAAAGACGCTGATCATATGTCTAAGTTAGGTTTTACTTTTCCTATAAAAATGAAAGATCCTAAAAAATTTAATGTAGAAGAGGGTGTTGTAGAGGTTACTCATGCTCCTACAGGATGTATGTTAATTAAGAGAGAAGTTATAGAAAAGATGATGAAGGCTCATCCTGAATTAGAGATCTATCAACCTACTTTTATCAATGGTAAAGAAACTAAAAAGCCCAATATGTATAACTTATTTGAGTGTTTACATGATCCTAAAACTAAAAGGTACTATGGCGAAGACTTTGGTTTTTGTCAAAGATGGCTAGAAATGGGTGGTAAGACTTATTTATATGTCTTAGACTATATTACCCACGTGGGAGACCATCAGTATTGTGGTCGTTTTTGGGATGAACTGACCGATCTTAAAACAGTTGACCCTGTCAAAAAAATCAAATAAAGTCATATATTACAGGATTCTGCGCCTGCCTAACAATAAATTTAACGGAAATTATGGCTATATCAAGATCACAAATGAGAAGACAATTATCAAATCGAGGAGGAATAACTAACATTTCTCCACGACAAAACTTTGGTTTAGGTAGTAAACTTAAAAGATTTGTACGTAAAGTTATACCTAATGAAGTTTCAAAAGTAGCCGTAGCAGCAGCTCCCTTTGTTGCACCATTTAACCCTGCTCTAGCCGCAGGGATGGCAGGCATAGGATCCTTTGATCAAACGGGTAGTATCAGTGATGCATTAAAAAGAGGCGCATTAACTTATGGCGGTGGTCAAGCAGCTAGATATATAGGTGGAGCAGGCTTTCAAGGTAACCCGTTTCAAGGAGATGTATTAGGTAACTTTACATCATTCTCAAGTCCTATCGGTACAGAGACAGGTTTAGGTAAATTCTTCGAACAAAGAAGAGTAGCTAACATAGGAAAAGATCTTAAAGAAATTGGTGAAGTTCAAAGTTTAGGAGGCAGTCCTGTTGTTGAAGCAAGTGAAGTTGCTTTAACAGGAGGCAGTCCTATTGTTGAAGCAAGTGAAGTTGCACTAACAGGTAACACAAAAGAGACAGTTAAAAGTAATGTCTTTAAAAAAATGTTAGAAAATCCAAGCATAGAGAATATTGGTAACGCAGCTGTAGAGGGCGCTAAAAAATTAGGTAAAGCTATTTTCTATGACAAAGATGGTAACTTAGATAAAAATGTTTTACTAGGCACTATCGCTTTTACAGCTTCTTACGCAGAGGCAAAGTCATTAGCAAATGATGTTGGTGTAGATTTAACAGAAGCAGAATATGATGAAGCAACTAAAGCTGAAAAGAAAGCAGAGTATGCAGCTAATCTACAAAACTTTTATGCAGGTAAAAAAGAAGGTGGTCGAATAGGTTTTGCTGAAGGAAGCGATGATATGAAAATTAATCCTGAAAATTATTTTGATCCAAGAAATTTAAACACAGAGGATTTAATTTTACTTGTTAGAAACAATAGAGGAACTCCTGAAATATTTAAAGAACTAATGTTGCGAGATGTTAAAGGAATTGACAGTTTATTTTTAGATGAGATTGGTGGTAAAAAATTAGACAAACCACAAGAGGTCTTTCAAGTTAACGAAGAGGCGTTAAAAAATTATCGTGTTAAGGACAGAAGTCCCATAGAAAATTTTCTATATGATTTAAGAGAAAACAACCCTGAGATTTATGGAGAGTACAAAGAGCCTCGTCAATTTTTTCCTGTAGCAGCTCCTGACAATAGAGCTCAAGGTGGCAGAATAGGTTTTGGTGAAGGAACTAAATCTTTCTTTGAAAAGTTTAAAGATTCTTTAGATGTTTTTAGACCAGGTGCAGGTATAACTGGTTATGATGTAGACATGAAAGCTATGGAGAAAGATGTTCGTGAAAATCCTGAAATGGTAAATGAAATTACAAACATAGAGTTTGGTGTAGTGGAACCTGGTGAGCCAACAGACCAAGGTCCTTTCATAAGGTTCGATAAAGAAAAAGAAGAAGCTGAAATGTTAAAAGAAATATTAAGAGAACTAGAAGCTGACGGTGGCAGAATAGGTTTAAGAGAAGGAACAGGTGGTAAAAAGAAATATGGCATGGGTATCGAGTCAGCCGTTAAACAAATAGATCCTTTGCAGTCAGGTCTCGATGAATTAAAGATGGGTGGCGGTTTACCCCTGGCTTTTACAAGATTAGAAAAATCTTTTTTATTTAAAAATTTAGCTAAGTTAGGAGGGGCAGACAGATCTTTTACAATGCCTCAGCTTTATAAAATATTAAGCAATCCAAGTAAGTTTCCTAAAGATGCTCAAGCATTAAAAGCTTTTTTAAAAGTTAAGGGATTTCAAAAAGGTGGAGATGTAGGATCTGTAAATGAGATACCGGTTAGAAAAAATAAAGCAGGTGTTCAAGAACTTGACATGAGATCTTCAGGAGGCTTTGTGCCTATTGGAGTAAAAGAAAAAGCAGATGACGTCCCTGCGATGTTATCCAAAAATGAGTTTGTATTAACAGCTGATGCTGTCAGAGGCATCGGTGGAGGCAGTGTTGAAAAAGGCTCAGAAAAGTTATACAACTTAATGAAAACAGCAGAACAAGTAGGTAAAGCGTAATGGCAACAACATACGAAACACTTAGTAGACGAGCACCCTTTTTAGAAGCGGCTCAAGAACAATATATAGATCTA